CACCCGAGGAAACTGCCGCTGGAGTGTCCCAAGGAACAGCCACACCCGTAATGGATCGGGGGCTGTCCTCGCCAGCGGCAGCGTCCAAGGTGACTGGCACGGCTACAAACTCAATTTTCACAATTCATCATCCGTTTCATTGTTAGGCATTCCACTAGGGGAACTTGTTTCAGATCCTTCGTAGTCCTCAATGTCAAACTCGACATAGCGGTTACGGGGAAGAACTTGTGCGCTGGAAAGGGTCTGCTCAATAGCGTCCATGTAGATGCGAGCGCCGAAAAGGTACAAGTCCTGACGAGCCTGCTGGGCGTTCTGATACGTCATCGAAGCGCCCTCAGTTGGTGCAGACACAAGGTAGGCAGGCACTGAACAAAGACGAGCCATCTCAAGAGACTGGTACTTGCGCTGATCCGCAATGACTTCCTGGGGGTTCTGTGCAAACTCACGGAACTGCACCTGACGCGACAACGCACCAATGGCGTTTTGTTTACGCGCTGCAGCCCACGCTGAAGCAAGAGATCCAAGATCATCGCCTGACATGTCCTCGCCATCAATCTGCTGAAGATAACCGGGCACGGTTTCAAGACTGGCGTAACGGTCAGCTGCCTGATCGAGAAACAATGAAGTGTTGATGGCGCGTTGGCCAATCTTCAAGATCCCTTCGATTGGCGATAAAAATTGTATGACGTTGCCGACATCCAAGGGATTTCCGTTGAACTCAAGCTCTTTTGATGGCCCGTAATACTGAGGCATACCTGTTTGTTCGGTGCTTGAAATGTTTGCAGCTGGGAGCCATGTAAACGAAGCAGGCAACCCGGTCGAGTAGCGCGTGGTGACGTAGGCGTACGCCGCGCCGTAGAAGAACATGTCCGAGAAGATGTTTACGAAAAAGAACGAACGTGAGACCTTGGGGTCGGGGGTTTCCATCCAAGGCTCAAGAGGCAGATACACCTCGTCATAGTCGGAGCCGTTCCACTGCTTTGAGTAGTGCTTCAATCCGACAGATCCGATGATGCCTGCAAGAAGGTCACGCGAACGGGAAACAGTGGGGATACTCAGCGCACGAACCTCAGCAGAACCAGTCGTGTAGTTGATGAAGTTGCCGATATAGGACGCGCCTGCAGCCGCCTGCACAGGTGCAGAGGCAAAAGCGGCCGTGTCAACTTTGCGTGAGAAAATACCCATCCACTCGGAGTCTTACACAAGGTTGTTGCAAATGCAACTATCTTGATGAACCCATTGTCGGTTTATTTCCGTGTCCGGGTCTCGACACCATTGCAGCTGCAACGATGAGACAACGGCAAGCCTCGATGGGCCCGGGTGATCGCTGGGACGAAATTGACAATGCGCCACCCTGACCGCGGATTAGACATGCCCTGTTTACATGCTCCGACAAAAGGATTTCACCCGTGTGCTTTACGCGGTCTTCGTTGATAAGTCCCTTAACCGTTGACGTGTATTTGTTTATTTCGCCGTAGCCCCACTGGACAGTTCTGCGCTGATACTTCTCGGGGGTGTGAATAAACAAAGACGGCGTAATCGCCAGCTGCGTTTTTGGTTCACGCTCAAGAGACGCTGTGATCTGCTCCCACATTTCAGCAATGGACTCAGTCTGAAATTCGACACTGGCGACAATGTCCCCATCGGTATTTTTGCGACACCACACCCCAACATATTTTGAGTCGTCCACTGCGGAGTCCACCGCCAGCACCGAAGTCGTTCCGTCCCACTCGGTGTTCTCTGTAAACCGTTTTGCCCACTGCCCCGGCGGTAGCCAAGACGATGCAGCACTCACCCACATGTTGCAGTGAGCGCGAAGCCACTGAGATCGGTCAGGGCTGGAGTGTGCAGCTCGAAGACTTTTGAGGGTGACCGTCCGTGGCATCGAAGGATTGGCGTAGCCCCAGTAGCGCTCGTCATCAGGTGACACCGACTCGGGCACAGACCACTCAGCCATGTACAACTCGCCCGGCTCACCCTTGTCAATCTGACCAATCGCCTGCTCCCGCAACTTCTTCATCACCGTGCTTGACTCATCACCAGCGGTAGACACCAACAACGACAGACCCGACTTGACCGCAATCTGTGCAGGCTTCAACGCGCCGAAATAAGCCGCCTCCGTAATCGCCCACAGCTCATCCACGATCAGAATGTCCACGCCCGAGATGCCGTGCTTCTTCGCTGTCGCAGCCTTCACCAAATACTCAGACCCGTCCACCATTCGAACCTTGTGACGGCCATACGCCCACGTCACTTTGCACAGACCCGACTCTTCCCACAGCTCAAACATGTCGCGAAGATCCTCAAACACTTCGGTAGCAAGTGATAACTCGTGAGCCGTGGAAACCACTTTGACCTTGCGACCCCAAATCTTGGGTAACTCGAGAAGGCACCAGCCCACCACCGCCGACAACATAAACGTCTTACCCTGCTGACGCGCACAAAAGCCCATAGAGCTGCTGTGCGTAAACATTCCTTCATCGTCATGCTCGAAAGCACCGGTGAGGAACCCCAACTGCCACGGAAACAACTCTCGAGACAAATGAGTCCGCGCAAACTCTGCAATCAAAGGCCCATAGGACTCGTACCCATATATGGGCGTAACCAGCCGTGGCAGGTCAGAACCAACGCCAGCCGTTAAAGGCTCGATCAGATTGCTTTGAGCTGAGTCATGACCGTTTTGGGAGATACGCGAAAAAGGGGTCGGGGTGAGTGTGTTTGTGTTTACAAAAAAATGTTCGGGTTTTTCGTTTGAAAGTGGGTTCAGCGCAGCGTTTCGTGCGATGGTTGCTCGGGCGCGTTTACGGTTGAGGTGTTCGGCCCCACGTCTCGAGTTGCATGGTTTGCAGGCGGGTACATAGCCGTCTTGTATCGAGCCTCCGTTGTCGGTCTCGTTGAGGTGATCTAGTTCTGTTGCCCGGGCTTTACGGCACCAGTGGCAGAGAGGGCTGTCGGCTAGGAGTTCTGCTCTGGCTTTGCGGTATGCAGCTGTTTGGTATTCACTCATGTTGTCTCGTTTCTTCTCTAGCGCCCTTGGCTGCGCCTGCGGTTGCTTGCATGCTACGAGATGAGTCGGTGCGGTGATAGCCCCCCACACTTCTACCTACGAGGTATGGCTGCCGGATGTGTTACACCAGTGGACGGACACCATTGACATTTGTGACGTTTGGACGCTGTACAGGCCGTTCTATGACAGCCTGCTCTAACACGTCCCCGTGCGTTCTACCTGCTGAGTACAACTCCCAACGAGGCCGTGGTTCTGATCTGTTGTGTGCGGATGCTACTTGCGCCCGAGACGCTCCGCAATCATCTCGAGTTGATTAGGTCGCCAAACATAATGTTCAGCGTGTGGGCTGATGGCGTTTGCCCATATGACCTGCATAGGGGTCAACTTGGTTTTGTCGAGCTTTAACTCAGCGAATATCAAGCCCCTGTCACGATGGGCGAGCACAAGGTCGGGGAAGCCTTTGCCATCAGATCGGAACACACCCGGACGCACTTGGTGGGGGCTGGGGTGAAATATCAACCACCCATTCATCGAGGCAATCTGTTCAACCTTGGATTGGAAGATGCGCTCGGTTGCTTCACCGCTGGGCATTGTCAACCTGTCTTTGTAGATGGCGATTAGCGCGCATCAGGTTCCCGACTTCTTCGGCGAGCATTGCAATCTGTTTTGCCATACTTGGGATGCAGCTGCAGCCAGGGTGACTATTGAGAAGTTCTTTGCAGTCGGCATAGTGCCATTGCCCGTTTACGCCGTAAGGCATCATCACACGCCTCCAAGGATGCGCCCAAGTTCGGCGCTGCAGCTGCTCAACTCACGCTCAAGACGTTTTAGGTCTCGGTATTGCTCTTCCATCATCTTCACCATTGGCAACAGGTTCGAGACGTTTACATTAAACGACAGGATGCCTTCAGGATCCATGTGCTCGACTACGCGCTCAATCGCTGGCAGTAGGTGACGGTGCATCGAGCAATAACCACTGGTCTCGTTTTTGCAGGTGTAAAACGGGCAGAGGATGGCTTTAGACATGACGCTTCGCCAGCCAAATGCCTAGAGCAATCATGAA